GGCCATAAATTATTTGTTTTTAGATTTACGTTTTCCCTCCTTTCGACTTTGTAAGTAGTTTTGATGTTCTGTTAAAAAACTTCCGAGATTATTTTGGAAGCAGTTAATACGCTGTTTTACTGATGCCTTCATATTTTTATTTAAGATTTAAAATTTGTAATTCAGTTCCGGTAAGTGCGAAATAAAGATTTTGTAATTGATGAACGTATTTTAAAAATGGTTGTGGAACTTCTCCGTTTAAATAAACATGAATACCTGAATTATTATACAGTCCGGGGTGATATTTCTTTAAAATTAAATTTTAGCAACAACTCCTCTGTTAATGGAAGTACATTATAATCTAAATTTACTTTTCCTCTGTCTTCGGAAGATTCCAAAGCGATAATATCCGTTGCATCTATAATATAAGGCATACCACCTAAATCTGATACTATATTTCCTATTCTCAATTCTTTTGCTGTAATCATTTCACTTTCTGTTTTAATTTACATTCTTTAAATACAGGAACATCGACCCATTTTACAGCCGTTCCTGTATCGTTTCCGTATTTCTGTTGTAATGTACCATTGAACCATCTTAACTGCATTGTAGCATACCATTTGTCTTCATTCATAATTATTTAATATCCATAAAAATCATTGTCAATAAAATAAGTACAGTATTTTCAAATCCTAAATAATGTTTGACAAATACAAAAATACCTGAACAAATCATTGTAGCTAAAATTTTTATTTCGGGATTCATTTTCATATTTAAAAAGTTCGTAACACAATTTTTGTCAAATATAACGCAAAATAAAATACAAAAGCAAATCTGCATTTATATTTACGCAATAATTATTCACACCGAATGGCATATTGCATAAATCCCGAATCCGATGAACCAATTTTTTGCATTTTTGAGCAAATAGGAAGGGACGATGAAAACCCCACTACTCCCTACGTTGACGGCAACGAGTTTGCAAAAGAGTTGTTAAGGATGGATGGACAAGGCAAAAAAAGAATACAGATTTGGATTAATAGTGAGGGTGGAAGTGTTAAAGAAGGGTACAGCATTATTTCGGCAATGCTTCAAACACAAACAAAGATTGACGTTCTTATAATAGGTATTGCTTACAGTATAATGGGTATTGCCGCCTTATGTGGGCGCAAAGTGGAAATGATGGATTTCAGCACACTAATGCTTCACATGGCATACAATCCAGACGGTACAGCGGACAAAGGATTAGAGGTTATTAATAAGTCTTTAATTGCAGCTGTTTCAAGCCGGACAGGGAAGAATGAAATTGAAGTTGAAATGATAATGAAGGCAACGACCTTCTATTCAGCAGACGAAGCGGTAAAAGCGAAATTAATAAAACCTGAAAATGTTATTGATAGTGGAGAATCAAACGCTCCACGGAAAACATCGGAAACAAAGGTAAAACAATCATTCGGAACAAAATATTTCAATAAATATTTGAATAAAGTTTTAACCACAAACACAATAATCACAAAAACAAAACACATGAAAACAGTAGCTAAAGCACTTGGATTAAATGAAGAGGCAAGCGAAGAAGCTATTGCTTCGGAAATTGTAAAATTACAAAACAAAAAAACTTCTGACGAAGATAAAATTTGCAAATTGGAAGAGGCTTGTAAAAAAGCAGATACTGCACTTGCTGAATTTAAAAAAGAAAAAGAAACTGCTGATAAAGTAAAAGCAAAAGCGGATGCAGATGCAGACGAAGAAGCAAAAGCAAAAAAAGTAGTTGAAGATAAAAAAGCAAAAGACGCTTTTAAATTAACCGCAAAAGCAAAAATCGAATTGACTATTAAAAACAAAGGGCTAATTATCGCTGATAAAGCGGTTCTTAATTATGTTGATATGGCCGGAGAAACTGACGAAAGCTTGAATAAAGTAGTTGAAACAATTGAAGCAATACCTTCAACTAAAACAGCTGCCGATATTGCAGGCGCAGCAGCAACAAATGCACTTGACAAATCAGGAATTTCATTAATCGAAACATTGGGTACTGATTCAAAAGGCGCACCAATTGCAGGAGATACTTCTAAAATGATTTCCGCAATTAATTCTTACAAATTCCAAAAATAATAAACAAAAGCAAAAATAAAAAAAATAGCTAAAAAATAAAACAATGAAAAAAATTAAAACACCTTCGATTTTTGAATACGCAAAATCACTTGCTTTGATGCTTGTATTAGCGTTTGCTGTTTCCTTTGCCTTTGGTGGTGGAAATGCTCTTACTGGTACTTTGTTTGTATCTTTTATTTTGGTAAATATTATTGTAGGATTGGCAAAAGCTGCCAACCGATTTAATATTTACGGATCATTGCAAAATGATACATTGATAATTAGTGATACAACCTATGCCGGAACAGTTGCGCCGTACTTTGTACTTCCTTCATTGTTTCAATTTGATTCAGTTGTAAAGAAAGTCGTTTATTTAAAGGACGGTATTAAAAAGAAACATACCATTCCTACAATGGACTTTTCAGGGGCTTTACAGCCTCGTACAGCTACGCCAACTCAATCCGGTGGTAACCTTACCGTTTCAGGACGTGCATTAGAACCTCAGGACACTATGGCATATCAGGAAATGAATCCTCGTAACTTTGAGGTTCATTGGGATTCTGAAAATTTGTCTCAAACACTTTTAACTCGTCAATTGCCACCAACAGCAGAGAATTACATAATGCTATTGTTATTAGGACGTTCTTTTGAGCAATTTGAGATAATGACTTGGCAAGGTTCTACTCAATACCAGAATAACGTAAACGTTCCACAATTTGATAGCCCAGGCGTTCCAAATCCATACTATCAAATCCAATTTACCGATGGTTATTTGAAACGAATGGTAAATGATGCCTCTGTTTACGCAGTACCGGGAGCGGTAACTATTACCGCTGCAAATATTGTTAGCGCAGCTTTGAACCCATTATATAATTTAGTAGTTGCAAACAACAAAGGGTTAATTTCTCAAGACCCTCAAAGAAAAAGAATGAAATTTTTAGTTTCGTATTTGACAAAATCTTTATACGAACAATATTTGACTACCCAGCCATTTAAAGGGAATGACCCTACAAAGGCCGGTCTGGATTCATATCTAAATTGGGAACTTGTACCTCTTGCTGGTATGGCAGATAATACAGTAGTTTTCACAGAATCAATGTCTACACCTGAAGGTAACTTATGGGTAGGAATGAACTCCATAAGTGATGAAAACTTCATGCTTGCACGTTTATTCAATAACTCGGAATTGTTTTTCTTCAAAATGTTAATGAAGATTGATGTGAATTACGGACGTTCTGAAAAAGTGTTTTTATACACTACTTTAACCTCAGCTTCATTTATACAATAAAAGGTTAGGCAGAAATGCCGACCTTTCTTTTTAAAACTTAACTCAAAAAAACAAAAACAAAATGAAAAAAATATTTTTAATTGCAACTTTAGCAATATTCACACTAACAGCATCAGCACAACGCTGGCAGAATGCACCGGCTGATAATACCGGAAGAAATTTGACATTCTTGTCCATTACAAAATCTTTGTCTTCAACTGATTCCATTAAGCCATGCGGTTCAGAATCTTTTTACAAATTTAATGCAATAACTGCAGCAAAAACTTTAATTATTAAAACTACCGAAGCTAAATTATGGGATAGGGTAACAGTTGAATTTACTTGTGATACACTAACCCCTGGACGGGTAGTAACATTTAGTACAGGTACAGGAGCTAATATAAACACGCTTTGGACTTCTTCAAGTGGAAATACAATTACTGTAAAGACATCAAAAAAAGCTGTTGTTACATTTTTATATGACGGAACAGCTTGGAGTGAAGAAAAAAGGTCAGTTCAACAGTAGCAATACTTTCACGATTAAATTAAACCAAATAAAAACCAAACAAATAAAATAAAAAAAATGGCAACAATTAAAAACAATATTTCAAAATCATTACAGGAAACAGTTTCGGAACACGCGCATATTAAACACGTTCATTTTGACGCTCAAGGTCGCCACTGGTTAAATGTATTTGAAGCAAAAAGTAAATTACATTCAGGATTGTACGGACATATAAAACAACAGAATGTCGTAGGAAAAGACGGACAAACCATTTTGGTAGAAACTCCAACTTCTCATACTAAAATTGTAGAAACAATTAGCCGTGAAGATGTTTTAAATTCGGAAGCACAAAGTGATTTAGCTTTAAATCTAAATTCATTATCCCCGGAGGAGCAAAAAATTATTGATAAAATGCGTTCTAAAAAATAATGAAAATTGAAACCTTACAACAGGCTGAACATCATGCTGCAAAATACTTGCAGCACTTGACTTTAGTTGTAAGTGAAAAAGGCGAAATTTCAGCAAGTTGCAATATTGATGAAACTTGCAAAGTTTACGAAGGGAAAGGTGAAAAGTTTTTTATTGTAAACGGAGAGCGTAAAGTAAAAGAAGTAAAAAAAATTAAAGAAATAAAAGACAATGGCTCAGAAATTAAATGATATAAGTTTCACACTTGGTCAGGGAGGCAGTGGCAGACAAGCTAATGGCACTGATTATATTTCAGGATTATTGTTTTATAACAACACACGTCCGGCTGCTATGCTTGCATCATTGCCGGGAGGTGTTGATAATTATTCAACCGGTTCTGTAAAGCAATTATTTTCGCCATCCGATGCGGTGGCTATTGGTATTGATAATCTTTATACCGATGAAATAAAAAACCAATCTAAATTTACAATACCTGTTGGTGGAATGGGTGCAACTGGAAATTCAGCTACTTTCACAGCTTTAGAATGGAATGGTGGAAGCGGACAAGGTGTTGTTGCTTTAGGAAGTTACACAAATTTAAATTCCGATACATTGACAGTCTTTACTGATGGTTGCGCTGCCGCTATCAATGCAGGAACTAATACACATGGTTACTCTGCTGTTTCAGGAGGTGCTACTGGTATCCTTACAATTACTGCACGTCCTAAATTAGGAATTTACCCCAATAACGCTGTCGTTCCCCACTTCTATACTGGAACTTGTACTGGTACTGTGAACTTGGGAGGTGGTGCGGCTACCGTATTTTATGGTGTTGATGTGGTTGCTGGGGTTGCTTCAAAACTTGCTATTTATTATTATCACATTTTAAGATATTTCACGGTAAAACCTGATGGCTCTTTGTATGTTGGAATATTCAATACTGCTGGGGCTGCTGCTTTTGCTGATATTGCAAATATCTCTACAAATTCAGGCGGTTCAATTGTTCAACTTGGAATTTATGACGATCAGAAAACTTTTGCGCTTTCTTCTTTAACTTTGATACAAGGGCAATTAAACACGCTTAGAGCAGCTCATAAAATATTGAGCAATGTTACTTATGCTGCCGATATTAAAGCTATTGGAGGCGCAGGAACGGTACTTTCTACGCTTGCAGGTTCAACTTATAACCTTGCTGCTTTAAGCGATAATAACGTTTCTGCTTTAATTGACAATGATGGAAATGGAACCGGCTTAGATTTATTCTACGCTACCGGAAAATCAATTACCTCTTTAGGTTCTGAAATTGGTTGTATTTCCGAGGCTTCAATATCCGAAGATATGGGCAACTGTATTTCCCGATTCAATGTCGATGACGGTTCAGAATTTGATACTTTAATGTTTGGCGATGGAACTTTTTACACATCCGTTTCTCAATCACTTTTGGATTCATTGAATAACAACCGGTATATTTTTGCTTCTAAAATTCCTTATGCAACCGGCTCGTGGTATTCAGACGATCACACGGCTGTTGCTTATACAAGTGATTACGCTTGGATTCACGATAACAGGGTAATTGACCGTGTTATAAAAGATTCATTCATTGCCTTAACTCCCATTTTAAAATCAAAATTAAAATTAAATACAGACGGGACAATGACCGTTCAAACAATTGCGAATTTAATTGCAGTTGAGGGGGATGTTATAAAACCGCTTATAGCTTCAGGAGATTTAGCAGGTGATCCAAATAATTTTTCAGCAAGTGCATGGGTTTTAATTAATCCAAATCAAAAACCGAATGTAGCCGGAAAATTAATTATCGGAGTGAAATTAGCAGAGAACGCAATTGCTCATTCTATTAGCGTTCCCATTGGGTTTGGAACTTTTTAGTACAATTTTTTAATCACATTTTTAAATAAAATACCATGTCTTTAGTACC